CTAGGGTTGGACTATGCAACACCTATAGAATCGCCTATGGGTCCGACAAACCTCCACGACGAGAAGACAATGCCAGATTATGACAATAGAAAAAGGCCCGGAGAAGATTATACTATTCCAGAAAAAGAAGAGGACGAAGAGCCTGACAAGCACATGGTAATTCCTGTAGAAAACGGGACACTGGAGATTGATTCTGAAAAAGCCATAGTTCGTATTAATTAATATAGTATGAACATTCTCTATAGAAACAATGGCAGCGTTTGCAGCACTAAGGACTTCCCCCGTAAATCACGGTGGTAGCATTAGTATACTCAAGGCTGACAGTGACCTTGTAATCGCTGGATATGCCAGTGTAGAAATGGTAGACAAGCAAGGTGACCTAATCACTCGTGGTGCTTTGAAAAATGCTTTCGGTGACTTTATGAAAGCAGACGGTTTCCGAAATGTGCAACTTGCACATTCTAATATTCAAGTGGGAAGCGTTATCCCATCTTACACTGACTCAGACGGTCGTGTTTGGAAGTCTGGCGTCGATGACGCTGGAATGTTTGTAGTCATCAAACTACGTGATGACATCGAAAAGGCTCGTGAAGTAGCCAATGAGATTCGCAAAGGTGCCCTTCGTGGGTTCAGTATTGGAGGACAAGCATTCAAGAGAATGCGAAAGAGTGACCAGCAACACGGTGACTACACAGAAATCTCCAAACTTGAACTTCATGAAGTAACTATTTGCGAGAAAGGTATTAACCCGGAGGCGACATTCCGTATATTGAAGGAGGACACATCTATGACAAACGAAGATAATGTATTGGGCGAATTGTCTACTGTGCTTGACAGACTGAATGGCCGATTAGACGCCATGGAAAAAGGCGAAATGCCAGAAGGTCTGAAAGAACGCATGGAAGGCAAGGATAAGAAAAAAGAAAAAGACGAAGGTGAAGAAATGGCCGAAGAAGGAGAAGACAAAAAAATGTACGGTGCTGAACACAAAGGTATGCACGGTGACATGGCAAAAGGAGAATACTCCGATGTTATCTCAAGCGAATACCTAAACTGGATGGAAAACACCCTAAAAGGACAAGGTGTTGACATTGGCGGTGCTCGTGCTCACTTCGATGACATTTCCAAGGCTAACCTCGGCAGCACTCCTGAGCAAATCGGTGACGGTGCTGAATACTTTGCTGGACAAGTAAAGGGTCGTGCTCAAGAAGGTGGCTCCCCATCAACTAACGCTATTGGTAAACTCAACAGCGGTGGCAGTGGAGAAGTCGCTAAAGGATACTTGCACCCTGACTCTGTTTCCTCTTCTGACTTGGAAGCCGCTTACGAAGTCTACAAAGCCGCTGCTTTGGAAGAACAATTCAAGAGCAACTTAGGCAACGTCTTCGCTGACAGACTCCAAAAGGAACTTTACAGCAAAGCACAAGCCCAAGAAGCAGCATCTTTCGATGCTCGCACACCACTCGCTAACATTGAGAAAGCACTAGGCGACCTCAGTGACAGAATCGACAACATCAGTAAATCTGCTCCAGAAGCAGGAACTGAAATCAAAAAGCATATTTCCACTGTGGAGATTCCCTCAACCGAGGAACTCGCCAATATGGACTGGGGTGACGTACACCGTCTCGCTGGGAGCGTGTGGAACTAAGGAGGAATTTAAATGGCAAGAAATTATATGAGAACAGTAAACGATATGGAGCGTTATTATTACGGCGCAGGAAGTTCAATGGGCTACTCTTACAGTGGCTCTGAACTTTTGAAAGCCGATGCACCGCTCTTGAGCACAACCGCTGGTACATACCAAGCAATCTACGGTCGAAAAGTCTGGAGTCAATTGAACCAAGAGTTCAACGCTTTCAGTGTTCTACCTAAGAAACCATGGGACCGAAGTGGATGGAGAGTTGTAACCGCTCGCCCTGACTCTACAAAAGGTGGAGGCATTGCTGAGAACGGAACACTTCCAGACACAACCAAGCCTACTTTCCAAAACGTAGCAGCCAAGCCAAAGACCATTGCTCACTCATTCGATATGTCTGAGACAGCAATTTTCCTTAACGACAAGGATGACGGTCTTGGTGACATCCGCAGCGTCTTGAAAGAAGAAATGGGTAAGCACCACGCAGAGATGATTAACGAAATGCTCTTGCAAGATGTAGACACCCCTGCTGGAAACGACTACGAGTCTCTTGACCGTATCACTTGTGGTTCTATCACTGCAAGCGGAAACGCTGCTAACACAATGGATTTCGGTGGAGCAGGTGGCGACTACGGAGCCGCTACTGATGCAGACATTTACAGTATCGACCGTGATGCTACAGCCAATGCTTGGTCTGAAGCAGAAGTCAACACTTCTGGTGTAAAAGGAACAAACCGCAACTTGTCACTTGACATCATGGATGACCTCTTCCAGAAAATCTGGGTACGTGGTGGAAATCCTAAAGTCATCTTGACTGGATACGACACTTTGATGAGAATCCAACAACTCTTGCAAAGCCAACAGAGGTTCATGGAAGAGAAGAGAGTGGTTCCAACCTACAACGGTGTGAAAGGTGTACCCGGTGTTGAAGCCGGATTCATCGTCGCTACCTACAACGGTGTTCCAATCATTCCTACCAAGGACATGGCATCTGACGGTATCAGCAGAGTTTACATGCTTGATACAGACTACATTTACTACAGCACAGCAAAACCAACTCAATACTTTGAGAGCGGAATTGAAACTGGCGACCCATTCGCTATCAACCGCCTCGGACAAGAGGGACTTTACCGAACCATGGGTGAAGTCTGGACAACTTTCTTTGGAGGACAAGGTTCAATCCGTGACCTCTCTTGAGGATAATGGTGAAAAAATAGGAGATGATTAAATATGGCAAAAACAACAGAATCAGAAAATGGCTTAACAATTAGTTACGAAACAGGAGAAATTTCAGCAATTGAAATTCTCGCTGACATCGGCCTTCACGCCGGTACACCTATTGAAGAAACAGAGTGGTTAAACGGAAACGCTGGTGGTTCTTACCCCGGTAGTTTAACTGGCTTTACCGCTCAAAACACTGACGGAAACGCAGCAGGTAGCATGCGAATGGTTACTTTGAGTTTCACAATGGTAGGTGCAACTGCCGAGGTCTTTGTATTCACAGCAGGTGTTTCAAAGATTATCGGAGTAGTCGGTACAACTTTTGCAACAGCAGACAAAACTCTTTCAGTGGCTACAACTGAAACGGGTCTCGACGCTTCACCACCAGCCAAGACTGGTGGCGCATTGAGTGCAGTTGAACTACATGCAGAAGCCGCAGGTGCAGGTACAGTCACTCTGCTATTGCTAAACTGAGGTGAGTAGGCTTGCCTACAGTAACCTTTCTAGGGCCTTTCCCTGACAGAGCCTTGCCCGACATGAAGCGGGTTAAGGCTCTCAGGGGGGTCCCTGTAGAAGTCAGCGAAGACTGGTTAGCGAAAAACGTGCATCTATTGATGCCTCGCTACTGGAGAGTCGAAGGCTACGAACAGACGGTAGACGAAGGAGACGACGGAATACCTGATGCAGGCTGGACGAAAAAGGACATCAGTGCTTGGCTCAAGGGCAAAGGCAGTGAAGTTTCTGGATACATGACCAAGACCAAAATGCTTGGCATGGTAGGAAATGTTCTTAACCCAAAAGCCGCAGAAGAAAATAAACTGGGCGAAGAGCCTACACAACAAAATGGAGATGAATAAATATGGCAATAACATTTGACCAACGACCAACAGTATTTGGAGACAGAATTATCGTAACAGGAACATTCGCAGCATCTGACACATCTATCGACTTGAGTTCGATGATGAGTTCAGTAGACGCTTGTATTGCAAACTTAACCAGTGCAGAAAGTCCAGTAGAAGTAAGGAATAGTGCTGACAATGATGCAATCGAAATACAACCTACACTTGATGTAAGTGTTTCAGGAACCACTGTAACTCTGTCGACCTTTGGCACTGGTGGGCCCGGTGCCCCTAGTGGTGGCGGAACTTTCCTCGCAATCGGACGACGTGGATGATTGAGGTGATGGATTATGGCAAAAACAGCCACAATTCTAGGACCTTTTACACAAGAGCAGGTTAATTCCAAGACCGCTATCCAGACTGCAATAGTCACAGCGTTAGGTTCTAACACACCAATCAGTGCTGACCCGTTTATGATGCGAGGCAGTTTTTATGTACTTGTCACCACCAACTAAGGGGGGTGACTAACATGAAGACAGCCAACAATCTAGGACTGGACGATATAGAACGCTTACAGAAGCGTGGTATCAGATTCGATGAGTCTTACGGCGCATCGGTGAGGACAAACGAAGATAATCCTTTATCCGGTATCACACTGAAACAACGCAACCGTAATAAGAATGCAGGCGATGTCCTCAACATCGGCTCAGGTACGAGGTGTAAGCATTGTGGAATGCTTTACTTCTGCTGGGTTGACAAGTGCAGGACTTGCAGCAAACCAATGGAATTCAATCTAGGACAAAAGCAACAGTAGGAGGATAAAGCATGCCAGTAGTGTTCAGCCCCGGTGAGCCTGAGACACGTCCTCTGAATCCTGACGAGATTGTTTACACAACTGCACAAAAGGTAGCAGATATACTTGGCGTAGGTCCGGGGGAAGCAGTGCTGGCTAGTGCTGACACTGTTGCTAACGCTGTGTTTGTAACTGGTGAGGATTACCGAGCGCATGGATTCGCAGTAGGAGATAGCATCCTAGTTTACAGTGACGCATATCCTATTGGATTTACAGCAGAGATTGACACTATCGTTAGTGGGGGCAACAACGGCGTAAAACTCAATTTGAAAAATATAAATTCCTCTGGTAGTGCTACTATTGCTACTCATGTTGACTTGACAGACGTGGCAGTAGCAGACAATACTTATATTCAAAATCAAGCATCATTTACTAATGGTAAACTAAGAGGCATGAAAAAGAGCGTTGTTGAAACACGCATCAAAGAAGTACAAGACCGCATTGATAACTATACGCACAATGCTTGGAGACCTTATCTTGTAAGTGCTGAGTACATCAACTTCGATACATACAAGCCTTACCGTCGCCGATACTATACTGATTACGTGGGTACAGCCCCGTTGTTGTTTAGAAACGTACAGCAGATTTTACGATTAGAACTCTGGCAAGGTGATGACTATAGAGAAATATGTGGTGCAGAAGCACGTATCAAATTTAATGATATCTCTTCATTGAGTTCTTCTGCCATATATGTTTCACCGGGTAATGGAAGTGTTGCTACACTCGCTCAAGGCACAGGGTCAGGACAATGGCGAGACGATTTTGATGCTACAACCGTTGCTCAGAACTTTGCTGACCTCATTAACAAAGAAGACAGGGTAAGTAAAGCAGCAGTAGAATTTTCACCTACGTTTACCCTTGAAGGCTCGACATCTAACGTGGCCGTTCATAACGAATTCCTTGCTAGTGCTAATGCTGACTATGGGACTGGCATTGTAAAACTCACATCGATGCGCTCTGTTAAGGCTGGAGAAGTCTGTAGTATTGTAACCACTTCTTCTGACATTGACATTTCGCAAGTAGCCAGTAACACAGCCACATTTTCTAGTCTTGCTAGTACAACCATCAACGTAGATTCAACAGGCGGTTTCGCTAACGCAGGTGTGTGTATTGACGCTAGTGGAGATGTATTCCGCTACACAGGAAAAACTGCTACATCTTTTACAGGATGCGAAATTGTTAGAACTGATTCATTTACAGTAGGTGGAGGTGCATACAATAATGACCCTACAATCACACATACTTCTTCTACTGCAATTGTAGTAGGTATGGGTGTTACTGGAACAGGTATTCCTGTAGGGGCTTTTGTTTCAAGTGTTACAAGTAATACTGAATTTGAATTATCAACATCAACAACAAGTGGTTCTCTAACTGGTCAAACTCTCACATTTAGTAGGTCATTGAATAATATTACTGGCGCAATTACTCAGAATTTGCTCAAGTTAGATTTACAGGGCGGCTCAAGCAGTGGAGACAGTAGGCGTTTGAGAGACTGGTGGCTTGACCACGAAATGGGTATCATTTACTTCAACAACTCCTATCCGTTCTTTGAATGGAATGCTATCAAGGTCGCTTACATTTATGGAGAGCGTTATCTTGAGAAAGCAATCGAAGAGGCTGCTACAAAGATGGTAGCGGCAGATTTACTGATGGCTGATGACAGAAGTGTATTGATTCCCGAAGGCTCTCAGAATGTTGATTTAGGCTCCAAGATACAACTTTATAGAAAAGAGGCCATGGAAATATTAGGTCGCTATAAGGAAGTGGTGGTGTTTGCTTGACAGCAGATTGGAAAGAGCCTTTGGATACGGTCATTGATTTACTCAAAGACAATCATAACGCCGGTACTGCCACTGGATGGAATAGAGCAAATACAGACAACATCAAACCTGTTGTCATCGATATAGCCAGTGAAGGGCCTGAACGTGGTAAGAGGTTGGATTTACAGCGCAGTGATTACATCCTATGTTACGAAACTGCATTGAATGAAGAAGTGCCTGATTTACTATACAATTTCGTTACTACTCGTGTCAATATTACAGTAGACATGCGAACTTCAAAAGGTCGCTCTAGGCTTAGGAAGATGGAGAACGAGATGCGTCGAATCATACACGTATCGAGGAAAGGCGACGGCGAAAACTTTGACCGCATGATTGTCAAGACTCGTACTGATTTAAGCGACAGAACCAAGAAGTTGTTTCGTCACACCTTCCAAGTAGAGGTAGTTATACTAGCGGAGTTGATACCATGAGCGGGTTTGGTGCACACTACAAGGGTGATGTCTCTGAGGTCACCATGGGCCATGAGACTGGTTTGATTATTGAGCATGGTGAGCCAAGGACATTTACCGCTATCACCGCTGCTGCACAAGAGTATACGACCATAGAGTTCAGAGGCACCACTACTGTAGCACCTAGCGGTTATACCAATTCAAGTATATTTGAACAGACTTTACCTAAGTTGAAAGTACCGCTTGGTATGCTTATTGGTCAGAAGTTATCTTTCCACGCTATTACTCCAGCCAAAGGCTCTGCAAGTAATAATTTTTCAGCACACTATTACAACTCTCTGCAAAGTAAACTTTACACTATCGTTGACCACACTTTGGAAAACAACACAGACGGCTCGCCGGTAAGTGCGACAATTTTGAAAATAGTACCCGCTTTACCTACTGGCACTATCAACAGTTCAGCAGGTGACTCTATCTTCATCCATTCTCATGGATTACCTACTTTACAAGGAGATAACAACTCTGTCATGAATACAGCAGCAGCCTCATCAAAAGAAGTCAGTCTTATTGATGGATTCGTAGGACTTGCCAGTTTCATGACGTTACCTGACACAACCGTTGATTTGCACAGTTATCACGTTGTAGGTCTTGGAAGACAAGTGGCTGTTCAGCAAACTGGTAAAGTACATCACATGGGAGGCTCGATTGAAATGCCAATGCATAATGCAAAGTGGCTTTACTACAGTCTTGGAAGAGAAGTAGTTGACAAAGACCAGTGCGGTGATATTGATTACAACCCCGCTACCGCTACTTGTAATATCTATGCTGATGTTTCGCCGGGACAAGGTTACATCGACTTAGCAAGTACGCAAAGTTCTGCACTCAGATTCGGCTCATCTGACAACGCATCAGTTGGCGATTATATTCTTCTTAAGGACACGACGCTTGTCCAAACAACTACCTACAAAACTCCTAGCAAAGGGACATCAAGTACACAGTATTGGCCTCCTGATGTCGCTGGAGAGAGCACTACATCTACACTAGGCAGTGACGCTAATCATTTTGAATGGGCTGAAAGTAGCGAGTGTCGCAGAATATCCGCTATACATTTCCACGATACGCTTGACTCTGGCTCTCATCCTCATATTTTCAGAGTTTATGTTGACGATGGTTGGCAGTTCTCTCACACAACAAGCGATACAGTTGAGTTAAGATATTATGATGATGGTGTATTAAACAGCAGCCCTCACGTAAGGACTGATAGGAACGTACAGAATCCTGTTCACCGGCTTTTGTTTTCAGGAGAAACAGTGCCTAGTTTCTGCATGGAGCATAGTATAAGAACCAGAGACGTTGGTTCGTTCAACGCTTCAAGCGAGTCAGTTGTCGCACCCGGCTCAACTGGAGACAGCAAACAGTTGACAAGAATTTTCAAAGGATGCAAAATTGTTGAGTGGGAAATGTCAAGCACGGTCGATGCTGAGTTGAAATACAGATGTGTATTTGACGCATTGGCTTGTTACACTGACACAGGTAGACTTGAGTCAAATAACAAAGGTGACAGGTACACTGCTCATCGTATGTTTCAAAATACGGCTGACACATTGAAAGGTAGGAAAGCCAGTGGTATTGCTGAGGGCTCAGAAAAGCCTTTCATGTTTTACAACGGTACCATTTCAGCATTTGGACAAGACATAGGATTCATCAGCAAGTTTGAACTGAGGGGTAAGACTGGTGTCGAACTATTCCATACCATACAAGGTAATCCTATCCAAGAATCTGTAACCAGCACTAATCTAAGCCTCAAGCAAGTACCCTACGGCGGAACTCGTAATGCGAGCATTATCCGAGAAGGGCGTGAAGAGTTTGAGATGGAAATAGTAGTGGCCTTAGAAAATGCAACATTGTTCCATGAACTACGCTCACACGTTCAAAGAAGCGGTACTGTAGGTACAGCGGCGGGCACCAGTAACCCGTTTATATCACTCCGATTCACAAAGCCGGTTACAACTTCTGGCACAGGTCAGACGCCAAGTCTGCGTATTTTGATTGACGACTACTACATCACAGAGATGCCAATACCCATGCCTGACGACAAAGGTTTGCTGTTTACATCGATTAAACTCAAGCCACAGAATGTGAAAGTCATAAGTATGGATGCCGACTACCACTGCTAAGGGAAAGACATGCCACTAAGAATATGGAACTCCCTTAACGCTTTCCGCAAAGAAGCGGTTGATATTCAAGAAGAAGAAG